CTCGCATTTGCTTCTTTGTCAGAGCTGCACTCTTACTCAAGCTGCCATCCATGATTCCCATGATTCGTACAGCTAGTTTGTATTCTTTACTTGCCATCCCTATACTCCTTTATTCCGTCAATAATGGGCTTTATTTCGTCAAAGAGATTTACTAAAGGAATGGAATAAAAAAAGCTTATCGGCGTGTGGGTAATCATGGCCACCTTTGCCGTAAGCTTTTTAAGTCCTTCTTCCTCTATGCCCTCATGTAAAAAAAAGTAAATACCGATGTTCTAAGTCTAATCGCATCCCTTGCCTTAAGCTTCATAAGCCACTCATAAGGCATTCCGTTGGCTTTTGCCACAACCAATGCGCTATACATGGTATCTACAGGCGTGTTAGCTGTCATGGTAGTTCCGGTCAAGCGTTTAAATTCCCTGTCAACCTCGGTTAAGCCCTGTAAGTCTAAATCCCACAGGCCTTTCAAGGAAATCTCCTTGTACTCTGTCCCTTCAAAGGTGATAGGAAGCTCCAATTCAAACTTGAAATCATCCATATTGAAATCTAAGGCAGAGTTATCCTCTGCCTTAGTCGTTTTCTTTGTACTAGCCATTAGCACAATCTCCTTACTTTATCCATGATGTCCTCGTTGTTCACTACGAAAATCTCATTGAGCTTGTCATGCTCGATAAGCTTCTCGCCGTCTACTTCCACAAGCATATAGATAACTTCAAGTTTCATGCTTGCATTGAAAGCTTCTCCAACCTTGGCACTTCCCGGGTTAATTTCAAGGGTCTTTCCGCGGACAACCACTCGCACCTGTGAATAGTCTGTCACTCCAGTAGATGGGTCTGTTACCTGGATAGCACCTCTCAATGTAACGCCTGTTACCTTGGAATGGTCTACAAACTTAGTAATGTCATGGTAGAGCGTTCTGAACGGAATTTCCTGCTGCATGGACTGTGTATGTCCAATTACAGGAGCAGCGTACTCACCGCCGATGCCTGCGCCACTAATAGTTGCGGTAAGCATACTTAACGGAGCAAGGGTAACGCTATCGGAAATACCGATGAGCTTTCCTCCGTCATGGTCGTACACATTAAATCCGTTTAAAACCTCCGGGATACTATTGATACCGATTTTTCCTGCCATTAGTTGCTACCTCCTACCGCACTAGAAATCAAAGTTGGGTCAAACTCAATATGGTCCACAATCCATTCTGCCGGAGTGAAGAACGCAATCTTTGTACTGAATACGATTTTTCCGTCAAGAATTGCTTCCTTTGGATTCTCCGCTTCATCAAAGCTAAGTCTTCCGCCTGCAATAATGCCTGCTGCCTTTAAAGAGTTAAGGAAAATGTTCTCGGAATCAACCACAGCTTCGGACAAACGATAGTTGGCCGGCTCATCAACTTTATTCTTATAGGTCTGAATAAAGCGGTTTCTGTACCAACTCATCATTCGTCTGCAGGCAATCCATCTGTCCTTCGGGTCTGTGGACTTCGGATAGGCCATTGTGTTATTTCCGTAAAGCTTAAAGCCGTTATCGTTGATAGCTGTTACTACACCAAGGCCGTTTACAAGCTCTGCCTGTGGAACATCAAGGAAAACCTCTGTTCCGTCAGAAAGACAGGTAGCAGATACCGGAATGCTCTCACTTGATGGAGACTTGTAAGGAATATCTCCATGGTCCATATCGCACTTTGCCATAGCGCAAGCAGCAAGGGTAGAAAGATGGAAAACCTTTCCGCCTACCTTAACGCATGGGAAAAATGCCATTGCGTGAGGATTGGTTACTCCAAGATACTTCTTAGCTGTCTCAACGTCTGCATAGGATGTAAGCTTTGTTGCCTGTGCCTTATACAGAAGGTCAAGCACGCACTCACAGGAATACAGGCCGTTTAAATCCTCTGTCTTTGCACTAAGCGCCAAAGCAACCAAAGGTTCTCCGCCAAACTTAGGACAAGCTAAGATACTTGGAATCACTCCAAGCTTAGGATAAACGTTTCTGATTGCTTCAATTCCCTTAGTAGCTCCTGTGATTACGTCATATCCTCCGATAATGTCATTTCCAGATACTGCAGTCACATCCGCAAGGCCGTCTGTGTACTTAAGGGCTACACTGTTTACTCCGGACTGAATCTTCTTGACACGAAGCTTAACTTTTCCGTCTGTATCATAGAAAAGCTCAAAGTCCTCGGAAGCCTTTACAGGAATCTCTTCTCCGTTGTTTGGTTTAATGGTTACGCTTCCAAGAGCTACATTGATTAGAGTAGTGTCTACTACTCCTACTTCTGTGATATTTACAGTCTTTGGAGCTGCCGCTGCAGACTTTCCTTTTGTTGGGTCGTACACATTGATAAATACCACCGGAGCGATATTGTAGAGCTTAAAGCAAGCATCCATCGCCTCGCAAAGAGTGTACTTTGCGTAGTCCTCGGAATAGCCGAAGTATTTCACGGCTTCTTCAAAGCTGTTTACCAATACAGGCTCATTCACCGTTCCGTATGCCGTTGTATGTACCGGAGCTGTGCCGACAAACACTCTTACGCCATTTTCAGACTTCACAGGTGCTTTCACGGCTGTAGCATTCTCGACAGTGCTAATTCTGTGCATATATGCCATTTGTTCTTTCTCCCTTCTTAATCAACAAGTTGTTTTATAACATTACCTTCCAGAACAAGGATTCTTTCTGCAAAGGCTCTGTCCATCTTTACTTCTTCCTGGATATAACTCGGAAGCTCCCCTAAGAAGATTGTTCCGTGCGGAAGTCCTCTTCTTGACTCTCCAAGATAGATATATTGTTTCTCGGAAGATTGGTTTTCAGAACCTTTGTTCTGCTTTTTATCTTCTTCCTTGCTCGGAGCATTAGCTTCTGCCGTTACCACTTCTTCCGCTGTGGTATCCAAGGCTTTATCCTCTTTTACAGATACTTCTCCCATTCCCTCTCAATTCCTTTCAATTCAAAATCCGTTACCACAACGCCGAAGAAATAAGGGTAAGTATCCTCTTCGTTTACCTCGGCATCGAAAGTTCCTCTGTTTTTGTACTGGCTTTCCAACATAGGGTCTAGTGTGAATCTCTGCCGTACCTTCTCTACAAGATTGATAATCTCTCTATGTCCTCGATTCGATTTATCGTTATTGTAGATACCGAAGATAAAAGCAATCTTCACAACCCACCGATTATCCTTGTCCTGCCACCACTTATCAATTTTCACATTGCACCATGGGCATTTAATGATGGAGTCCTCTACTTCATCGGTATAGAAATCCGTTGTATCCGTTGTTTCATCCTCATAAGCCTTTAGTTCCTTTGTTGCTATCGGAAGTGCCTGCTCATAGATAGCTAGCTTTGTTAGGCTTTCCCCATTATCAGCGGCGTTCTGGAATAGCATTCCATCGAACAAGGATGTTAGCTCCTTGACAAGTGCAATCTGCAAGCCCAATGGAGAAGTTACCGGGAAATCTTTCATTCTTACCTCACTTTCGCTAGGGCTGCGTCAAGCCGTTTCATACACTCATCAAGATACAGTTTCCCGAGTTCTGCCTCTTCCTTGCCGTAAACCTTCTCATTTCTGATTAGTACCATGTCAGAAGAGCCTAGCACTTGATGAACTTTGTACTTGTTCTCCTTGTCTCTGTATCCGATAAACTGGTGGTCTCCTCCGGCAGTTCCGTCTTTCTTTGTATTGTGAATCAGCATTTTAAAAGCTTTAGTAATTGTCTTTCTTTGTCCTTTAAGTTGCCCTACATCTAAGTTAAAAGAGCTTCTTTTGCGTTTAACTCTTCTATAGATAAGCTTTCCACCGACTCTTGCCACAGGAATATTTATCTCGTGTCCTTTTTCCCATCTCGTAGGAGTTTGTCTTTTAGATGCGTAAAACTTGGAGATTCCACGAAGCCGTGATTGGAAATTCACGGAAGCATTTGTAATTCCTGCGCTTACTTTGGCTTTTTCCAAAGAGCTTCTGTCCTTAGTGCCTTTTGGATGTTCGCCAACATAGACTTCGTTTTCTTTTTTCGTAAGTCTTTTTTGAACAGTCTTAAGAATCTTATTGGCAGAGCCGGCCATAACTGCCTCTGCACTTCTCCCTGTGATTTGGTTCATGGCACGAACAATCTTGTTATAAGACTCAATGTCCAGTTCAATCTTGATTTGATTGTCTGTCTTACTCATGATTTAAAAGCCCTCATAGTAATAGAATAAACGCCTCCCTCATCCCTAGAATCCGTTACACGGAACTCCTTTGCATCAATCTTGATTGCCTGTCCTCGTGCAGGCTGTTTGCCGATGTTCTTCCTGGACACATACAGAATAATGTTGTCCTCATAGATTCCATCAATTCTGCTATGCTCGAACTGCTTCTTTCCTCTCTCTTCCACTTCATTAGAGTCGATAATCACAGTCATAGGCATCCCATTGATTAAATGCGTTTCGCCGAACTCTTCAAGATTAAGGAATGTACTGGCAATGTCTTTAAACGCCCACTTCTTAAATCCCATAGAACCTCCAAAAAATAGGCTAGGGTATTTCACCCTAGCCATAGTCTTAGCCGATTCTAACAAGAACGCTTGTAGCTCCGTTCTCCGCTGCCTTAACAACATATCCCAATGGAGTATCGGAAGCAGTTGTGGTAACGCCGTCTGTCGGCTTGAAATACACATCCTGTCCAACTTTAAGAGGGCTTGTTAATGCCTTGCAAGGCACTTCAAACACTCCGACTACATGGAGACTGCCTGTTTCTCCTGCCTTAATAGGGCATCCGGCAACGCCAACATGCTTTTCAATTACCACAAGCTCTCCGGCTTCAATGGTAGCCGTTCCATTGTTGGTGTAGTCTAAGCTTTCGCCTTTCTGCTTATAAATCGCTTTCATCCTTTACCTCCTTACACAATCTTCACGCCGTCATTTCTAACGATACCGCGATAGTCCTTAACATAGATTCCTGCATCAAGGTACACATCCCAGATAAATCCAAGCTGGCCTGCAGTCTCCATTCTTCGGATAGTAGGCTCTTGCTTTCCGTTAAGGAAGTCTACTCCAACAGAGCCGGCCGTGTACTTGTTGGCTACTAAGAACCAAGGACACGCATTGTCCTTTGCCAAAGCATTAAGCACAGGAGACTCGATAACCTTCAAATTGTAGTTATACAGAGGGTTAGCAGCGTTAGTGTCATTCTCCGGTACAAGTGCAGAGTGCAGAATGGTGAACAGGTCGAACTGGTATCCAGTAGGGATAATTACGAACTCCGGTGTAGCATAGATTGCTTCGCCGAACTGGTCCTTCTGCAAGGAAAGCTTTGTAATCATCTTTTGCAAAGATTCCCTTGTTGGAGCTGTTCCGGTAGCGATATGGTTAGCGTGCTTTGCATTGTCAAACAGATTGTTTCCATCGAAAATCTTTCCGTTGTTGAATACTACGGCATAAACCATCTTATCCAAGGTTTTCTTTGCCTGTGCAGCGTAAAGAGCCGGCATTCTTGTAATGATTCCAATGTCATCATTGATGAACGCCTGTCTGCTCATGGTGAACTGCTTACCGAAGGTCTTAAGCTTTCTTGTGGGAAGAAGCTCTGTCTGAATAGAACCGTGCTTAAGCTCCCCGGACTCCGGAACTTCCTCAAAGTCGCCCATGGTATTAATTACATACTCATGGTCTGTATCTTCCTTAAAGTCGGACTTAGAGCCGATAGTTACCCACTTTTCAAAGGTAGTAGGAACTTTCTTATAGGTTTCAACAATGGCCTTCTTAGCTACAGAATCAAGGATTGCCGGGAATGCTGCTGTAGGATTGAAAAACTGTCTGCCAAGCTCGGTATACAGTTCGTCAGAACTCATGAATCTTACAGACTGATAAGAACTATCGCCTGTTCTGGATAAGCACTCCTCTGCAATGGTTCTTAAGGAAGAATGGGCGAACTTCTCTGCTCCGTCCTTCGCATTGTCCACCTGGACACCGCCACGCATAAGGATTCCATCTACAGCCATGGCGCGGAATCTGTCTTCCTCATCCTCAGTAACACTTGCATTGATGGTCTGTCTTGTGGATACAGGAGAACTCTTCTTCTTTAAGTTCTCAATTAATAAGGACTTTACTTCGTCAACAGAAGTATTCTCTCTGATGAACTTAGCGGAATCAACATCAAGCCCCTTGCATAAGTCGAGAATCTCGTTTACACGCTTTCTCTCATCATCCAATGCTCTCTTCGCCATGTCGTCCTCATCCTCGGAAGCTGCGTTCTCTAAGTCCTTCTCTAGCTTGTCGAACTCTGCGGACTCTTCTGCGGTCAGGCCTCTTCCCTGTGCCTTTGCAAAAGATAAAATCTCTTGCTGTCTCTTCAAAATCTCTTTGAATTTCTTCATTACTTTCCTCCATAAAGTTTAAAGTTTATAGCCAACTGCTTCTCATAAATACCAAGCAGATTTGCCCTTGCTTCTTGCGCTTGTTCTTGCGCTTCTTCCTCTTCCATTGTGCGGCCTACTCCTACAGTAGAATCCGCCGGAACAGATACTATGGAAATTTCATAGGGAAGCCATTTCTTAGCGACTACGCATTCCCCCTTGAACCTTCCATCTGCGGAAGTCTTTCCTTTCTTGACTTCTTCCCACTCCTTCACAAGGTATCCCACAGAAACAGCCTTAAGCGTTCCGCTATCGACTTTCTTTTTGATGTTTGCAGAGAAATCATCATCGTCAAATTCGATAGTTGCCTTTCCTCGGCCTTCCTCAACTCTTGCATTGATAACCTTGCCGATAACCTTGTCTCTGTCATGATTGAATAGGACAACGCCTATATCATTGAGCCTTGATAAGTCAACACAACCTTCTGAATGGTCCAAAATCTCATCCCCGAAGAATCTCCTATACGGTTCTTCGGAAGAGAAGGACAGCTCGACTTGCTTACTGTTTTCCGCCGTTTCCTGGATTGCTAGGTTCACCGACCTTTGCAGTTTCTCCGATTCCTTCGGCTTTGCCATTACTATTTTCACCCCCTCCCAATATCACGCCTTTGCTTTTGGCGTACTCTTGCACCTCTGCCATTTCATCAATTTGACTTCGCCAGTCCTTACCATGCTCCGAAGCAAGGTCTACAAAGGTCTTTTCTCCGGTAAGTAGGGCTGTCTTGTTCGCGTTTGCTTCCTTCGCAGGGTCTATCCACCGCTTAGGAGCTTTAATCCACTTATGCTTAAGGTAGTCGTCCGGATTCGTTCCGAAGCGTTCTATGTTTAGCTTCCCGGAAAGGTAAGCAGATGCAATAAAACATTCGTAAACTTCATCAAGGAAGGACTCCACTATTTCAATGTCCTCTTGATAAGTCAGTTCGTCCTCAATGATTCCTTGCCTTGCGGAGGAATAGTTGCTTTCGCTCATATCACGGCTCACAACCTCATAGGACACGCCTTGTCCGCTACCAACCATGCGCATTTGCTGTTTAACAAAGGCTGTAGCATCTACCGCCTGTCCTGTCGGCTGTACTGTGGATACCTTGTCTCCGCTGTTTAGGTATTGAATCATTCCGGGCGTTAAGGTCTTTCCTTGGTAGTTGTACTTTTGTCCGTCAAATTCCTTGTTACTTCGCCCTCCGATTCCTGTCTGAGGAGTGTCCTGTGTAATAAATACGGAAAGGCAGGCAAGCACTCGTTCCTTAATGGCGATAGTGTTCAAGAACTCGTTTATATCTCTGATTCTTGTGAGTGTTTGCGCCATGTCGGACACTTCTCTTGCTTGGGAAGGTCTTGTCTTTGAACACATAAAAATAACGTCATTTGCCTCGTAATACTGGGCATCCATGACGTTATATCCTTGAATATCGTATTTTCTGATGTAGTATCCTACAGGCTTGCCATATTGATTGTATTCAATACCGCCTATGACTCTGTTTTCCTTGTTTTTAGGACTCATCACAGTAGTATCAAGCTCATCTACCTCAATGGCCTGTAGTTGGAACGGAATAATTCCATCGTCTGTATGGCACTTGATAAATAGGATTCCTCCGTCTACTTTCTTCCGGGTAATCGCCATTCTTAGTAGTTGATTCAAAGACTGCTGCCCTGTAACATCACAGTTTTTTGCCTTTGTCCACTCATGCCATAAAGACTCAATATCCTTATCCAAGTCGCTTTTTCCTGTGTTTGCTCTTAGCCTGTATCCTGCTCCGACAACATTCCTTTTATAAGCTCCTAAAATGGAGTTCATAATATCAGAATTGTTCTCCAAGTCTCTCGCCCTAGCTCTTACAATCTCTCGTGAACCGGACAATCCCATTTCTGCGGATTCTA